GCGCTGTTGCGCGTGCGGACGGACGAAGGACCTTGAAGAGTTTCACTTTTGCGCCAGGGCGCCGGATCACCGGCAGTACCAGTGCCGGTCCTGCCGCGCGGAATATGACCGACGCCGGAAGCTATTCGTCATCGTGCAAAGCACCTCGACCGTCGTTCGCCTGCACTGGAAGCCGCCAGCCGTGAGCATTCACTACACATCGCACCTGCCTGTGGAGGCGCACGGCTCGTAGATTGGCGCGTCCCTGCGAGTACCTCCCTGAGACAGCGGACGCGATCTGCGCCCGCCTCGCGCAAGGTGAGTCCTTGCGCTCAATCTGCCGTGACGAATCAATGCCTTGCGTGGCGACAGTATTCGCATGGATGCGAAAGTTCCCGGAGTTCCTGAAGCAATACGCGCGAGCCAAGGAAGAGAGCGCGGACGCTCTTGCCGAAGAGATGCTCGAGATCGCCGATGACGGCCGGAATGACTGGATGGCGCGCAACGGCGGGACGGACGACGAAGGCAACGCTCGAGAGAACACCTACGTCCTGAATGGCGAGCACATCCAGCGCTCTCGCGTTCGGATCGATACCCGCAAATGGCTTGCCTCCAAGCTGAAACCAAAGAAGTACGGCGACCGCGTCGATCTGACCAACTCGGACGGCTCTCTCACGGGTGCCGATGCCCTGGCAAAGGCGAGGGCGCGTGTAACCGAGTGGCGTGATCCTGCTGGAACCTCGTTGAACGGAAATGGCGAGGCTCGTGAGCATTGAGTGCACACGTCACTGACGCCGGAGGAAGAGGCGCAGCTCGCATTGGATATCGCGGGCTTCGAGTTCGACCCGCTCGGGTATGTGCTCTACGCCTTCCCCTGGGGGCAGCCAGGCCCACTGCAGAAGCAGAAACCCCGTCGCTGGTTCGTCGAGCTCTGCGGACGCATTCGAGACAAGCTCCTGGCCAATCAGCCCCGGGAAGCTTGGGAGATCGTGCAGGAAGCGATCGCTTCCGGGCATGGCATCGGGAAGTCGGCCGGCTTTGCGATGCTCATCATGTGGGCTATGTCGACCCACGAGAACACCCGTGGTGTCGTCACCGCGAACACAGACACCCAGCTACGCACGAAGACCTGGCCGGAGGTCGTGAAATGGCACGGCATGGCGATCAACGGCCACTGGTTCGAGTGCACCGCGACAGCGATCTTCCACCGCAGACACGAGAAGACCTGGCGCATCGATGCCATTCCGTGGAGCGCGCACAACACGGAAGCGTTCGCCGGTCTGCACAATCTCGGGAATCGGCTGCTGCTCGCTTTCGACGAGGCCAGCGCCATCGCAGATCCCGTTTGGGAGACTGCTGAAGGTGCGCTCACCGACGAGTTCACGCAGATCATATGGCTCGTGGCCGGCAACCCCACGCGGTCGACCGGCCGTTTTCGCCAATGCTTCAGCCGCTTCCGGCACCGGTGGGGCACGCGAAACATCGATGCGCGTACGGTCGAGGGTACTAACAAGGCCCAGCAGGAACGCTGGCGGCGAGACTATGGGGAGAACTCGCAGTTCTTCTGCGTGCGCGTCAAAGGCGAGTTCGTCGAGGCTGATGCGAACCAGCTCATCCCACTGCAGTGGATCTCGGATGCCAGGGTTCGAGCATGGAACTGGGAAATCGGTGATGGCTCGCTCCCCAAGCTGCGCGTCACGGTCGACGTCGCGGATGGTGGCGAGGATGAGACAGTTATCACTGTCTCCCGCCAGTACCAGTCGATGTGCGCCGTGCTCAAACAGGTGTCCTTCAGCTTCCAGCCCTCAGTGGCTGTCATCGAGTCAGCCGATGCCGCCGAGCGGATGTTCCTGGAGTGGGGCGGTCGCAAGGACATCGACGACTTCGTGGTCGACTCACTGGGTGTGGGCGCTGGCACAGCGGGCGCGCTCATCAAGCGCGGCTATCGGGTGGTCCAGTACAAGGGCGGCGCCGCGGCATCCAATCCGCTCAAGTGGCGCAACCGTCGTGTGCAGACCTACATCGCGACTCGGGACGCATTTAGGGACGGCGCCATCGTCATCCATCCCGAAGCCCTGCAGGACGAGCTCGCATGGGACGAGTTCGAAGCGCAGGTCACCTCCGTGAAAACCAAGCCGGGCACAGAAAAGCTGGAGGATCTCGTCACGAAAGAGGAAATGCGAAGGGACGGCCTGAAGTCCCCCGATCGTGCGGATAGCCTCGCGATGCAGTTCGCGACCATTGCTCCGGCTATCACGGGTGCTTCGGCCTCGCGCCCACGAGCCGCTACCGCCATCCCCTCGCGCGCGATGGAGGGCTTCGCAGGCTAGTGGCGAACCTCTTCACACGCGCATTGGCACGCTTCGCCAAGGTCGAGCCGCTCGAGTCGAGCTCCAAGCAGGCGTCCAAGCCCTCGGACGACGTAGCCACCTATGAGCGGGCGCAGATCAGCCTGGGCCCCAGGTATACGCCGGACTCACTCGTCCGATCCAAGGGCGTCGGCATCTACGAGAAGATGCGCCTGGACGAGCAGGTCAAGGCGGTCATGAACTTCAAGCGTGACGCCATCACGGCACGCGGCTGGACGTTCAAGTACGAGGACGAGTCGAGCCTGTCGGACACCGAACGAGTTCGTCGTATCCGGGTGTTCAACGAGATCTTCTGCAAGATGCGCGGCTCGTTCGTGGACGCCCTGAACGTGGTGGCGACCGGCCGGGATTACGGCTTCAGCCTCACGGAGAAGGTCTACAGCGATGTCACGATCGATGGACAGACCTACATCGGCCTCAACATGCTGCTGGGCCGTGATCCGTCGACTTTTGAGTTCTACACCGACGAGTACGGCATCCTGCAGAAGGTCGTGCAACTGGCGGCCGGGCGCCGGATCGATGTCGACATGTCGCGGATGATCCACTACGTGCACTCACCCGAGTTCGACCGCTTCTATGGCCGGTCGGACCTGCGCGAAGCGTATCGGGCATGGTTCATCAAGCAGCGGGTGGGTGAGTTCTGGGCGCTCTACCTTGAGCGCATGGCCGGCGGGTTCCTGGTCCTGAACCCGAAGGAGGAAGACCCGGCACCGGAAGGCACGCCTGCCGCGGACTCGCTGCATGATCTGCTGACCAATCTGCACGGCTCGAGCGGTATCAAGCTCATGCCCGGGTACGAGGTCCAGCTAATACAGCCAGCCACAACGGATGCCTTTGAGAAGGCGATGGTGTTTTGGGACCTGGCCATCGCCAAGGCGCTTCTTGTCCCCAACCTGCTCGGTATCTCACACACCGGGCAGACGGGGGCTTTTGCACAATCCCAGACGCAGCTGGAGGCGTTCTTCTGGACGCTCAACGCAGACTCCGAGCGTCTGGAAGCGACGATCAACGAGCAGCTCGTCAAGGACCTGGGGGACCAGAACTTTGGGGATGGAGACTACCCCGAGTTCTGCTTCAAGCCTGCCTCGCGCGAGCACATCAAGCAGGTCATCGAGGACTGGAAGACGCTCACGGATGCCAAGGCGGTGATCGCCACGACCGAGGACGAGGAGCACTTCCGGAAGCTGCTCGACATGCCCAAGCGAGATGAGACGAGCGAGCCGCTCATCGATCCGGTGGTCCAGCAGAATCAGGATATGGCCCAGAAGGGCCAGAGCTTCGACCAGAAGATGCGCGCGAACCAGGATGCCCGCGCCCAGGCGGAGGCCGATCGCCAGGCCAAAGCGGAGAACGCCGCTCGCATGGCCGAGATGAGCCGCAAGCTCGATGCCATCACGGAAACCCTTACCAGCCTGCGACCCGCCGGGGAGGTCCATCAGCATACTCGTCCAAACGGGGCTCACTCGCCCGCTGACGGGTCGCAGGCGGTTCCCCATGGTCCGCTGAGGAACTGCACCCGCGCGCAGTTCGATCGGGCGGCCCAGCGCGTGGCGTTCACTGTCATCGAGAACCGGCAGGACCGCATGGCCGCAGACCTCACGACGCAGGTCGCGCAGTTCGTCGCCAAGGGCACCAAGAAGCTCCTGGGCAGCGATGATGACCTGTCGAAGCCCATCGACAACGATCCGACGGACATCGCAGCCGTTGAGTTCAACGGCGTCCAGAAGGGGAAGCTGAAGGACCTGTACCGCCGTTCGCTGTCGTCGGCATGGACGCTGGGAGGTTCGCTTGCCCGGAACGAGCTGGAGCGCGCCCGTGGTCAAAGATT